CAGGGTGGCTTCTTTTTCCTTTATGGCTTTTTTGTCTTCTTCGGCCTCGATGCGATGCCCTTCGCGAACAATGCGGGCGAGTCCAGTCTGGCCCTCAAGTGTCAGCGATGCGACCTGCTTGTTGACCTCGACCGTCAACTCTTTGACGCGGTTGCCGTATGATTCCGCCTCTGCAAGCTCGTCCTGGCGGATTTTCGTCTCGGCGGCCTTCGAGTAATCGGCTCCCGCCTTGAGTGCTGACACCTGATCGTCGTATTTATCGTGGATGCTGCGGGATAATTCAGCGTTGGCCTTGCGCTCCGCCGCGACCCGCGCGTCGAGCTGATCCTTTAGGTCGTCGGCCTCCTGCTTGCTTTGCTTGCCGGAATTTAAATCGCGCAGCAAGTGTTCTACCCGTAGCTTTTCGTTAAGCGTGTCCAGTTCATCGTTTATCTTTTTTAGGTTATCTATTTGTGCCTGTGCGTCTTGGTTATTGGCAAGCTTCATGCCAGTCACCAGAGGATTGAATGCCTCAAGAGTGGATATTACGGGGTTGGATGTCTGATATTCATCAGAGGCTATCTTCTGCTTCGTGCGTACTGCCAAATCGCTCAGATACTTTACTCTGGACTCATCGCGAGCCAGTTCCCCGGCGTCGAAAAATCCAGCAAGCTTCAGCCCGGCCAGCTTGCCCAACTCCTGCGTTATTTTTTCGATTTCAAGGTGCTCAAACTGGTCCTCCAGTTTAGAGAACTCCTGCGTGTCCTTTGCCGTCTGTTCGGCAAGTTGCTTCTCCGCCTCGATCAGCGGGCCAGACTTCTCCACCAAGTCGTACAATTCTTTCCCAACGTCGTATGCTATTTTTACAAAGGCCGCTCCCGCGATGTACGGGAAGAGGTTCGCCATGAGCGGACCCAGCGTAGCCGACTCACTGGCAATCTGTCCGAACACAAACGACAGTGGGCCTCCGACCTCCTGCACCAGGGCACGGCCAGCTAATCTGGCCTGGAGCATGGAGTAGGTGGCCTTATCGACGGGCGGGGTAAGTTCTACGACCTCAACCTTCAACGCAGCCAGCGCCGCCTTCGCGGCAAGGTTGGCTGCCGTTGCAGCCTCGACTGCTTCTTTCTTTTTCGCCCACGCCCCTGCGTTATTGGCGAGCGCTGCCTTTGCTTCGATAAGTGCCTGCGTGGTGGCCGCCACGGCGGCCTGTGCTCCCTTGTACTCGGCCTTAACTTCGTCAAGGCCTCTCTTGACCTCGGCAACGGTCTGTTGCATCCCGGTTTTTATGCCGGAGGAATCCAGTTGCGTGAGTATTTTTATGACATCTTCGTCCATCAGGCGGTCCTCCGTTTTTGCGGCACAACCGCAGGTCGAGGCAATCGCTTCATCAGATCCGCAATCTTCACCCGCTGCGCTTCACAGGACAGCGCCGCGTTCAGCAGATCGTCGGCATTCCGCCGAACGATACCACGCAGGTTAACGATGGCGTTATCTTGCTTTTTTACCTCTGCGCGTAGCTCCGTGTTCTGCTGTTCAGGCAGGCGGAATGTCTCGAATCTTCGGAGGAGCCAGAATGCGATCCTCATCGCCGTGCCGCTCCGTTCTGGTACTGCTTATTGCGATTTAGCAGCGGAGCCACCGCAGGCAGCGGGGCGACCACAGGTACTACCGGCTTAACCGCAGGCTGCTGCGGGACGTGCTCGAAGTCCGCGAGGGGGTCGGCTGGGCGCTTAAAAAAGAACCATAGCCGACCCATGTCAACAGCATAGTTCTCCCACCCGGACTGCCCCATTTTGGCGATCTCCTGGCGGATCACCCCAAGGGACGGCCCCTCGAAGTTAAGGATGCTGTACTCAAACCTGACGCGCACGCTCATCAGTTAATTTTCTCCGAAGCCATCTGCGCCCGCGCCAGATCCAGGTACCCCCTGAGTCGTGGCTCCATCATCTCAATCGGCACCACAGGCACCCCCGTGTGCATGGCGAAGTCGCGGATATCTTCAGTGCTTGAAGAATGTTTCGCCTCTTCCGGTTTCCAGTTCGTGAACGCCCTCAGCGCCATCTGGAGCGCCTCGTTTGCCGGAGGGTTATTGCGCCAGCTATCGATCAGCGCAAAGAACTCCGATGACCAAAGACTGTCGATATACCGGAACGTCCACCCGGTTGCCGTTGCTATGCGCCGATCCAGTTCCGCAACGTCTGTTAACTGGGGGCCGGCGTTTCCCCCGAGGATGTGCTCGTGAGGCCACTGAGGTCGAGGATCATGGAGTGCAACTCTTTGGATGACGCAAATCCGATGGTGGCCTGAAGGTGAGGCACCCCTGCGTCGGAACCGAGCGGGCTGGCTTCGGTCGGTGGCGCGACCGCGTTGTTGACGCTGATGGCGATGGTGTGCCAGAACCGGGACTCCATCTCTTCCTCAGTTTTAGGCGCTTCCCTGGCTTCGGAACTCCACCTCAGAAGCTCCTTGGCCTGAAACCTGTTAAGCTCCGCGAATGTTATCGACGCATCGCCGAATGTTACCGTTTTCTTTTTCAAGAGGTGGTGATTCTCCCTGGCGTTTATTATGCCACACAAAGCCAAGCGATAAAAGCAAGGCAGTTACCGACCAGAAGAACCTGATTCGTGAGCGGGAAAATGCGTATCCAGGCGCAGCCGTAGCCGAAGGCTACCCACCAGAACAATAGCAATCGGTGACGGCGCTCAGACGCCTCGTTGAGCGACAGCGCCATCAGCGGTACGCAGGCGATTGTGGCGATCCACCAAGCGTGGGCGCTGAAGCCAAGGAAGTGCAACCTCTGACCGAGCATGGAGAGGATGCCGCCGAGGAGATCAACGGCGACGAATGCCTGGAAATACTTGCGCGGATCGCGGTTCAGGCAGAGGCGCGTCAGTAGCGCTGATTCGAGCAGGAGTTCCAAGTACCAGAGCATTTAATTGGGACTTATATACATAACTTCCCCATGGAAGGATGCATAGATTCTGCCGAGATTCCGACAAGGCTCATCCCGAGCCGCTTGATGTTTATTCCGGCGTTGTGGTCGCGTCCCAGGACAAGTCCGCACTCGCACGAATGAGTACGTTCGGCCAGCGTCTTTGGAACCTTTTTCCCACAACCGGAGCACTTTTGCGACGTACCACGCGGATTCACCGGCACAGCCCATTTACCGGCGCTCTCAGCCTTGTAAACAATCTGCCAGATCAACATCCCCCACGCGGCATCCATGATGCTTTTGTTAAGTCCGGACTTCTGCGCTACGTTCTTGCCGGGGTTTTCTACTGTCCCGCTGGCAGAACGCGCCATATTGCCAATCTTCAGGTCTTCGTAAGCGATTAAATCGTAGTTCTCCACCAGCCACTTTGAGACGCGGTGCAGGTAGTTCTTTCGGGCGTCAGCGGCCCGCTGGTGCGCGCGGCGCAATACTTCGCGGGCACGGATTCGGTTATTCGACCGCTTCTGCTTGAGTGCCAGTTTGCGGCTTGCTGCCGCAATGCGGGCCGCGTGCTTGCGCGTCCATCGCGGATTTTCAATCTTCGTCCCGTCAGAAAGCACGGCCAGATCCGTTAGCCCTACGTCGATACCGACTGGATTCGATACAGTACAGCGCTCCGGTGCGGGTCCGATGTCGCAAACGATGGAAACGGTCCATCGCCTGCCTTCGCGCTTCACGGTTGCAGTTTTGGCAATACCGGATATCGGACGACCTCCGCGCATTCGGATGTCGCCCACCTTCGGGATACGAACCGAACGCTCACGCACGATTGGAGGATTCCCCATCGTGAAAGAATCATATCGACGCCACGATTTGAAGCGCGGAAATCCCGGCTTATCGCCGGATTTACAGCGACGGAAGAACGCCTTGAACGCACGGTCGATACGGCGGATAGCGTCACGCTGGATATCAATGGCAATCCACTGGAACGCCGTATCTTTGCGAAGCTCGGTCAGTTCCTTCTGCTGGTCGTAGTACGTGATCGATTTACGCTCCAGCTTCCACGCCTCGCGCCGTTCTTGCAGTGCCGCGTTATACGTCTCCGCGTTGTCCGAGAGAATGCGCTGGAGCATCGCTTCTTGCGTGACGTTGGGCTTCAGGCGGAACTGAAATGATCGGAACATTCAGGCTTTCGGCTTCTTTGGACAGTCGGTGAAATGCTTGCGCATTTCTTTGGCCGTGACCATTTTTCGGCACCAACCGCACGGCATTTCTACGCCACGCGGGCGACCGCCAAGATTATTGCCAATGTGCTTTTGCGCTTTCACTTCCATGATTATGCCATCATCTTCGGGATGGTGTCAATAACCTTATTCTCTCTGGGTACTCACGTATATAAGTCCCATTTAATTCCTGGAGCCTCCCGCCGGACTATTACGCCCGGATCATCGCCCTGCCCACCCCGGACTGTTAAGTCGGCTCGGCTCGATGGACGCAAAGCGCACTTAGCCGCGTTTCTGCGCCTGAGTGTGGAGGCCTATGGAATGCAGGATACCACTACGTTCCCGTGCTGCCGCCTGGACCGTCAGGGCTGGGCTGTGCCTCCGGCGCAGCCGTGGAGGGCGAATCATCAGCCGCCAAGGCGTGATCACCCCCTTTACTTCGCTTTTTATCCTCTTCGTTATCAGGCATCTGTCTTCCCTTTCTTGTCCCCGAACCTCCCGCCAAAAGCCCGCTCAAACATCTGCTTGGCCACAAACATCAGGAACCCGGCCAGGAACACGTTCAGGCGATTGCCCATCGAGTCCTGCCAGTCGCGGGATTCCTTCATTTGCGCCGCCAGCGTGGACAGCTTCTCGTCCACCACCGCGTCCCGAACGTCCTGCTTGTCCAGGCGTAGACGCAGGTCGTCCTGCTGGATCTCGATGCGGGAATTATCGCCCTGTCCCGGAATGTACGAAGGAACCAGCGCGCCAAGAATGCAGAAGAAGGCTAGAATAAGAAGCGAGTTTCTGGTAAACCCGTACATAGTAGCCCAGCCTCTTCGGGCTAATTCCCAGTCTATCGTTATCGGCATAGGCCATTCAGTTCCGATCACAGAACATTTTTGGTAGTGATTACACCTTTTCGGAAAACCGTCGTCTCTTGCGTAAATCACATGCGCCGGGGATCGCAGGCAGACGAACGCCTGCACGGACATCTCATGGATATGCGGTTCGGAGGGGCGCCTCCGTTCGCGCTCGAAGTATCTGCATCCCCGGCAGGTGTCCATGTCGTTACCCGGCAATGGCCGCATTAACCGGCTGAACAGAATGCGCGCAGAACCTGACCGCTGGAGTTGGCGTAGAACTGGCCGGATATTTCGGGCATTGCGTAGCCGGAGCGCTTTCCGCCAACGTTACCGACATCGCTGACCTTTGCGGCGAAGACCTGAAGGCAATTGTTTACGCCAGCAGTCGGCTGGTAGGCATCCACAAGGAAGAGTTCGCACTGCGGACCGTAGCCCATGATCTGGTTGTTTGCCTCGTAGGTTGAGCCAGAAGTGACTGTGCAACTAAAGCTGATGTAGACCTGTGCGGAGGCATCGGCAGAGTCGAACGTGTAAACGCCGGTGCTCACGTTAACCTGGTATTGGCCAGCCTGCGTGAGCGATCCGGTCTGCTCCTGAAGGCGCTTTCCAACATTCGCGCCCGATGCGTAGATAACACCTAAGTCAGCGCCGTAAACGCCAGTGGCCGGGAGCGTGGGGGTCACGACATAGGAGGTGGTTGCAGGAACGCTGTTTAGCTGATTAGGAACCACGGTCACGCCGCCAGAGATCACAGTGTCGGAGAAGTAAATCTGATTGAACAGATACCAGTCCTTGCGACCGATGCCGAACTTGAATGTTCCCGACTTGTCGCCGAGTGCGGTGTCGTCGGGCCACTGGTACTGGCCGCGCAATTCCTCCAGCTTACCCTTGGTCTCGACGGCCACGTCCTGTACGGTGAGCGGGAACACGGGCTGCGGAGCGGCCACTTGGTTGCCGCCGTTGGGCAGGCAAAAGAGCCACGCGGACCCGAACTCTATATAATACCCCTGCACTGCTGAGTTAGGCATAATCTTTTCTCCTTAAATCTCTCTTAAATCCCCGTATAAATACTGATCGGAATAACACCCAAAGCATACTGTCCCAGGTACCCCGGAACCTTCATAACCTGACCGTCGATGAATACATTCGAGACGATCCCGCCCAGCGTCTGATTCGTGCCCGGCAGCGTTCCCGCGCGTATGCCGCCCACGCCACCGATTCCATCCACCGCGTCGATCATCGGGTTGATAACGCTCATGGGGGTGACGCCGCTATCCTTGCCGGGCATTTGCGCTACTACAGCCAGCCGCCACTTCAAAACGTAAACCTGCTGGTTCCAGACGCCGGTACGCTCGGCTTCGGTGTCAACCTCGTCATCCTCGATACAGTAGATTGCCGGTAACTGCTCCGGGCTGAGTTGCTGCGGAAGATCCCAGGTGCGGGTGACTGTCGTAAACAGTCCGCCGTTAACGTTCAACCCGGACGGATTAAACAGCCCGTAGAATGCCAGCGCCACGGTCTCGCGACTTACGTTCATGACGCGAACACCTCAGCCCCCACTTCCTTGATTCCGGCCACAATCACAGGAGCCATCTCGATAGCCGCCTCCTTGACCGGCTCCTTGGCATCGAGGCCGGGATGCATGACGCTCTTGAAGAAAACCTTCCGCCCTTTCCATACGAAAGCGAGCACGCCCGCCTGCTGGCCAACAGGCTTTCCCATACGCCCGTGGTAATTCGCGAATTTCTCACCGGGCAGCGTGGCGAACTTAGGAGCGATCGTGTACGGCCCCACGGTGCCAAGTTCCTGATACTTCAGGTACGGCGCAAGTCTGCCGCCTGCCTGCACTGCGCCCTCAGTGAGCGTCCCTGACGTGGAGGAGGGGATCATCTCGACCGACCGCGCCGCTTTGCCGCTGACCGCATGGACGACCGCGCCCGACAGGTTATCCATCACCTTCGACTGAAGCTGCGCGTTCAGCGAATCCAGCTTCGTGCGCAGCGCGGCGTAGTACTGCTCCGCCTTCGCCTCGGTGAAGGATTGGAGCGGCACGTCGATTTGATAAGTCAGGGACATTATCGTTGGTATTGGATCTGCAAAAGCCCGGCAGCGCAGTTTGCGCCACTCGCTGAGTCCGAACAGTAAACCGTAAAACCGCCCTGCATGTAAAGTCCGTGCATGCTGTCCAGTGAATTCATGATCGTGCCGCTCACCGCCGCTGTCTGCGGGGCGTTGATCCAGACAGTTCCATTGCCGTCGGTTATGACGAGCGTGAAGGCTCCCGTCCCGACCACTACCTGCCCAGCGGAGGCAACGTTATTCAGTGCCTGGCCGAAGTACACGTCCCCGGTGTCTTTCTGGTTGGGATTTCCGGCCACGGTCGGATAGCACGGCTTAACTGAAGTACACAGCGAGAGGTTCGTGACTACAAACTGCCGCGACTGAAGACTGCCGTTGTTGACCGGGCGCGGGGAGGTTGTCTGCGCCATGACGTAGCCCACGGCCACGCATGCGGCCAGCGCGGCGAGGATCTTAGTTACGGAGCGCTTTACGCTGTTACTCATTTAATTCAAGCTCCTTCGCATGTACCGCCGAATGCAGTTCTCAACCTCAGGCGGAAACTCCCAGTCCCGGTAGCGGATATTGCCCGCCCCCTGCAATACCTGGCTCTGCTGGTCGATCCAGTCGCGGCGCTTATAGTTGATCGCCACCAACTGCGTAACCTTCTGCTGGATGTCCCACGGCGTCATCGTGTAGCCAGCCGTATACGACACCTGAATGTTCTGGAGACCCTGCTGGTACGCCCAGCCCCAGCCTGCGTACCCCTGGCGGTAGATTCCGACGCCACCGTTCCAGCCTTGGCCCCACGGCAGGCCAGCGGGGCGGATAATTAGCCTGGCCGCATCGTCCGCCACAA